AATAGCAGAATTCCTTTGCAATATTTGCCGTGGACTCAGTTCAACGCGCAATTACGTTATTGGCAAAACTACATAGGTAGGCCAGTAGCGTTTACCGTTTACGGACAGCAGACAGCTTTTATTTCTCCGGTTCCGGATCAGGTTTACACCATTGAAATGGATACGGTTGTACTTCCAGCCGATCTTGTTTCTTCTACTGAAGTTGATGTTCTCATTGAGCCATACAGTACGCCAGTAGCTTACTTTGCAGCACATAAAGCAAAGTTTAAAGAGCAAAGTTATGGCGAGTCTGAAATATACAAACAGCAATATGTACAAGAAGTTCGTAGTGTTTTGGTTACGACCATGACTCGACGCATTCCTAATCCTTATGGCAGCGCATTTTAATTATGGCTGCGGCTGAGCAAAAAAAGTCATACAAAGTAATTAAACAATTTCGTGGAATAAACACGAAAGCAAATCGTACTGCATTAGAAGATGGTGAGTTTTCATGGCTAGAGAATGCCATGCCCATTGGTTACGCAAATATTAAAACGCTATCTGGCGAAAAGAATACTGCGGTAACGTTTGGTAATGTTGTTACTTCATTGCTATCAGCAAACATTAACAACAAAGATTATCAACTTGGATTTCAAGAGGATGGTCGTTGTGAGTACGTTGATGTAGAGACAAATACAAAAGGCAACGTTGCTGTTGCTGGTACTTTTTCAAATTCAAGAATTAACATAACGCAGTTTAAAGATGAGCGCGTTTTAATTGGTGATCCTAATAACGGTGTTTATAGTTGGGATGGCACTAATCTTGTATCTATTGGTTCCGTTGGATTCATAGGAATTACCAATGGAGGCACTGGATATACGACTACGCCTTCTATAGTTATTTCTGCTCCTAATGAGACAGGTGGCATACAGGCTCAAGCAGAAGCTATTTTGACGGCAAATGTAGTTACTGGAATTGCCATTACTGAAGCTGGCGCTGGTTATACAACGTCACCCACGGTAACTATTTCAGGTGGTGGTGGAAATAACGCAGCAGCTATTGCTGGTGTTTCTACGTTTAAAACTGGAACCGTCACTGTATTAGTAACTAATGGTGGTACTGGATATACAAACGCTTCTAATACTGTAGTAACTATTAGTGGTGGTGGCGGTACAAACGCTGCTGGTACAGCTATTTTGGCTGGTGGTCAGATAATCCAAGTGATTATGACCAACAATGGTACTGGATACACGAATTCATCCAATATCAGTGTAACCATCAGCGGTGGTGGAGGTTCAAATGCAGCCGCTAAAGCTATTATTAACAGTAATCCGGTTACTGGCATTCAAACATTTTCAGGTCGGTCTTGGGTAGCTCAAGGACGTTCTGTAAGTTATTCGGCAGCAGGGTCTTATTCTGATTTTGTTAGTTTATCTTCTGGCGTATTTACAATTACAGACGCAACACTGCGAAGTAATATTACGCAATTGTTATCAGCTAACAACTTTCTGTATATTTTTGGTGAAGATAGTATTAACGTATTTTCAGATGTTCGCGTAAGTGATGCTGGAATTACATTATTTACAAATACCAACATTAGTGCTTCTGTTGGATCAAGATTACGATATGCAATATTCCCGTACTTCCGTTCTGTGTTGTTTATGAACGAATATGGTGTGTATGCGCTTGTTGGTTCGACAACATCAAAGATTTCTGATCCTCTTGATGGTGTGTTTCCAAACATAGATTTTTCTACCGCAACAGTTACGGCTGGTCAGGTATTGTTAAATAACATATTATGTGCCGCATTCAATATAAGATATAACGATTCTGGAACTTATCGTTATGTACAGGCAATATTTTTTGAAAAGAAATGGTTTTTTTCTAATCAAAATAATATCAAGTTAGTATCTTCTATTGCTACTGGTGGTCAAATTAAATTATTTGGCACAAGCGGTAGTAATTTTGTAGAGCTTTATGGTGATGCCGCTGTACCAGTAGATATTATTTTAGAAACAGCATTAGACGCTATGGGCGATCCTATTCGGGATAAGCAAGCATTAAAGATAGGTATTGAGGCTACGTTAGGATCATCACCCACAACAATGAATGCTTATGTAGATTCAGAATCGGCGCAGTCTCCTGTTATTACTTTTGACAATACAATTGCTTGGACTAACAATTCAGGAAATGAAATAGATTGGAAGAACAGTTCTAATATAATTATTGGCTGGTTAGGCTCTACTTCTGCTGGTTCTGGCTATTATTTATATAAATCTGACGCTGAAATGTGGGGTAAATACTTAGGTATAACCATCAATAGCACATCAACACCTTTTGTTATCAATGGTTTCCAATTTGAACATGAACTAAGAACGAGGTTCTAAAATGCCAGTGCCAAATACTTTTGCGAATGCAACTACTACAATACCGTTATCTCAACTTGATAACAACTTTGCCACTCCAATTACGATTGGTAATACGGCGGTTCAACTTGGTAATACAGTTACCACGCTAAACAACATGACATTTGCCAATGTCACTATTAGTAGCGTAGCTACACCGTTGCCTAATAACTTCTTAGCTAACAGTACAGCTACATTAGGTAATACAACAGTTACCCTTGGTAGCACAACTACTAGCGTAGGTAACTTAACGCTGACTAACGGTACATACACTGACTATACGGAAAGTGTTGTTGCTATTGGTAACTCGTCAACTACGCAAACAATTGCGTTGTCTAACGGTACAGTGCAAACAGTAACCTTAACTGCAAACTGCACATTTACTATGCCTACGGTTGCCGCTGGTAAGTCGTTCTTAGTGATGATTAAGTCTGGCGCTGGAAACTTTACGGGAACATTTACAGGCGTTAAGTGGCCCGGCAATACCTCTCCTACGATTACAAACACAGCAAGCCGTATGGATATTATTGCGTTTAGTTCGGATGGTACTAACTGGTACGGAACGGCATCTCAAAACTACTACGTATAAGGAGCGTTTATGTTTGCTTATACAAAGTTAATGCAAGCAATGGCGGCAGCGGGAGTTGTCTCTGCTACCGATCCATACTTCAATCTGACTACGTTACTGCTTAACACTAGTAGCACTAACGGAGCGCAGAACAATACGTTCTTAGACTCTAGCACTAACAACTTCACTATTACTCGCAACGGCAACACAACGCAGGGTACGTTTACGCCGTTTAGTCAGACAGGGTGGTCTAACTATTTCAATGGTACTGGTTCTGGACCTTACCTTAGATTTGGCAGCTCATCTGCGCTCACGTTTGGCACGGGTGATTTTACGGTTGAGTTCTGGGTGTACTTTCTATCCGTAAACGATGGAACGATTAGCTATTTCTATGACATGCGTGATGCAAATGGAACAGGCTCATTCTTTGTACAAGAGCCAGCCAACACATTCACGTACATCAATGGAGCGGGTAACTCAGTAACCACAGGAATGACGAGCAGCACATTCGCTGCAAATCAGTGGTATCACGTTGCTGTTTGCAGAGCGTCTGGCGTAATTAACTTCTACGTAAACGGAACGAAAGTAAGTTCCAACCCAGCAGACACAAGTAATTACGCGACCTCGTACATATCGATCATGAGCCGCCATGTTGGAGATGGTGGAAACAACAATACAAACAGTTACACAAGCAATTTCAGAGTAGTAAAAGGAACGGCTGTATATACGTCTAACTTCACTCCAAGCACAACTCCGTTGACTGCTATCTCGGGAACGTCATTACTGACTTGCCAAGCAAACAGATTTGTAGATAACAGCGGCAATGCTTTAACTGTAGCGGTAGATTCATCATTAACACCATCCGTCCAATCCTTCAGCCCATTTGCTCCTACTGCTGCTTATGACGCTGCTGTAGTAGGTGGTAGTGGGTATTTTGATGGGAGTGGGGATTATTTAAGCGCTCCTGATAATGCGGCTTTCAGTCAAACGGCTGATTTTTCAGAAGATTGTTGGGTTTATTTTTCAGGAAATCCAGCAAATGGAAGCTATCAATATTTTGGTAGTGCTGGCGGTAATCCTTACTTTCAAATTGGCGTTACTGGTAGCGGTTATTTTGTGTTTGCTAAAGGATTTTTTTCTGATGTGTTATCAAGTAATGGTCAAGCTGGTGTTGCAAAACAAGGTCAGTGGTATCACGTTGCAATTACAAGACAAAGCAATACTTGTCGTTTATTTGTTAATGGTGTTTTGCAAGGAACTGCAACTGATAGCGCATCAACAACATCAAGTGGGCCATTTTATATAGGTCAGTTAGCTAGTTCTTATCCGTTTCTTGGATACATGAATGGATTTAGATTTGTTAAAGGTGGAGTGCCATCATTATTTTCTACCAGTAGTACAACGGCAGGAGCAGCTATATTTACTCCACCTACAGCCCCTTATACTGGCTCAGAATCTTTAACTGCTGGCTCTGTTTCATTGTTACTCAACTACACCAACGCTGGCATCTTTGACTCTGCTGCAAAGAATGTACTAGAGACAGTAGGCAATGCACAGGTAAGTACAACACAGGCTAAGTGGGGTACTACGTCGATGTACTTTGATGGAACTGGGGATAATTTATCTTTCCCGTCAAACAATTTATATAATTTTGGTAGCTCAGATTTTACTATTGAGTTTTGGTTTTACCCTCCAAGCATAAGTTATGGTGCAATTTTGTATTCGACAAACAATGGGTCGAAAACAGATGTTTTTGCACTTTATTCTTATGGTAGTGGTCAATCACCAGCAAACTCTATTGTTGCTCTTGTGACAGCTTCTGGTGGTGGTGCTTGGAGTTTATTTAATAACCAAAATTTAGGGTCAACAACAGCAGCAACATGGCAGCACGTTGCGTTAGTGAGGAATGGTTCAACATTCAAAGGCTATATAAATGGAGTTGCTGGGTTTACTGTTACAAGTAGTTCAGCTATTGCATCGTTTAATGGTTTTAGTATTGCTTCAAATGGTGCGTCAGGAGATTACTTAACAGGCTACATTGATGATCTTCGCATTACTAGATACGCACGTTATACAGCAGACTTCACTCCACCAGCCGCAGCTTTCCCCACCCAATAGGTGACTTATGTTTTCTAAAAACGGTTCTATTCCTAAAGCAGAGACAGATGGCACAGATGGCTGGATTGAAGTTCCTGATGCTCCTGAGTGTCCTGCTGGCAAAGAGGTAGTGTGGTGGTATCCCCCGGGGTGGGTAATTCGTGATCCAAAGCCAGAAGGTAATTGGTCGTGGTCGCAGTCTGAGGAACGGTGGGTTGAGTATGCGTTGCCAGAAATGGTTTTAACGACAGACCCGTTGCCAGCTATAACCAGTGCTGATTTTCCAGCGTTATCTAGTGCAGATATACAGGCTTTGTAAGGATAAATTATGGGCATTCAAGCATTTACAAAACTTGGTAATACTGTAACATTTACAGCAAATACATCTGCTCCTGCGGCTGTACAGGCAACATCTACAACGTTAGGCGGTAATCAATATCGAATTATCAATGCTGGAACAAACATTGTATTTCTTGGTTACGGTACGGATGCTGCCACTGCCGCTGCTAATGCTGGCAATGTTGCTACATCTTTGCCTTTGTTAGCGGGTACAGACGAAATTTTAAGCTTTGTGCCAAATGCTTACTTTACTGGTTTAACGGCTAGTGGATCATCTGTAATTTATGTGAGTCCGGGCGACGGTTTATAAGGAACAATCATGTTAAAGACGGTTGTAACTTTAGGAGGCGGTGGTGGTAACGGCTCTGGCACAGTTACCCAAGTAGATACCGGAACTGGTTTAACCGGAGGCCCGATAACAACCTCTGGAACAGTTAGCCTTGCTAACACAGCCGTTTCAGCAGGTGTGTACGGAACATCAACCGTAGTTCCACAAATTACAGTCGATGCACAAGGTCGTATTACTAGTGTTGCAAACGTAACTATTGCTTCTGGTGGTGTTGGTACGGTTACAAATGTGGCTACAGGAGTAGGTCTTACTGGTGGCCCAATTACTTCTAATGGCACTATCTCGCTTGCTAACACAGCGGTTACGGCTGCTGACTATGGTTCTGCTAGTCAAGTTGGTACGTTTACCGTTGATGCTCAAGGACGATTAACGGCTGCTGCTAATGCAGCTATTAACATTGCAGTAGCTAATGTATCTGGTGCTGTTCCAAATACGGTTAATGTCATTGCTGGCACAGGCTTGTCTGGTGGTGGTGCATTATCATCTAATGTCACGGTCAACCTTGCAAATACAACTGTAACAGCAGGAAATTACGGTAGTGCTACTCAGGTAGCAGCTATTACCATAGACGCGCAGGGGCGTATTACAGGCGCTTCTAACGTAGCTATTACTGGTGGCGGTGGTGGCGGCACAGGAAACGTAGTTTCTAATGTTGTGACGATTACTGTTGGCGATAATATTTCTTGGTCTAACGCTACCAGTGTTGTTTTGTCGTGGAGTAATAGCACAGGTAATGTTATTACTTGGACAAATACACAATATTCCGTTACTAACAATAATGCGACCATATTAGTTAATCATCCAGTTGCGCCGTTTAACGTTGTTTTACCTTCAGCAAATACAGTTGTAGGCCAACAGTATCAAATTAAAAAGATTGATAATTCTGCTAATGCTGTAACAGTTAGCACAACGTCTTCACAAACAATTGATGGCAACTTAACGTATTCATTAGCAACAATATACAAAAGTGTTACGTTGCAATCAGACGGTTCTAATTATTATATTTTTGCGGCGGTGTAAAAATGGAAGGCCAAATGTTTTTTAATATTGTTGTTGGTCTTGCATCATTCTTTGGTGGCTGGACATTAAACAGCATTAGTAGAACGCTAGAACGTCT